ACAAAAACCTGTTTAAACATCCGGAGGAAAAGAATGGCAACAACTAAGGACGTTGAGCGCTTGCCGTCCGGCAGGATCAAATATCGTGGCGAGACCTTTGCTGGTTACAACAAACCGAAGCGCACCTCTGGAGGCGCAAAAAAGTTCGCTGTGCTCGCCAAGAAGGGTGATGAGGTAAAGCTCGTTCGATTTGGCGATCCGGACATGGAAATCAAAGCTGACATCCCAGAGCGCAGAAAGTCGTTTAGGGCAAGAATGAAATGCGATACGGCGACGGATAAATTTACTCCGCGCTATTGGTCTTGTAAGGCGTGGTAGGAGACTAGAGATGGCAAAACTGACCCCTGAACAAAAAGCAGCAGCAAAGCGCATGAGTAACGAACGCGGCGTGAAATATCCAAACGCGTGGTCCAACTTGAAAGTTGCGCGCAATGCAAGACCGAAAAAAGCAAATAAACCCAAAGGCGGCAGAGCATGATGGATCCAGCTTATTTTCAGCGATGGCGCAACAGCAATGAGCTAGAAAAGTTGCACCGAGAGTTTCACGCTAAAACTCTGCCTGCCCTAGAACTCAATGCTGCGTATCAGCGCATGGGTTATACAAGACAGACAATTCCAAGTTATAGGCACGCGTCTGACTGAATTCGCGGTTGTGCAGAATCCGGTTGCTCGACAGAGGTATGAGACACCAGAAGATTTAGCGAAAGAGATTCAAGTGATGGAGACCGTTTGCCATTACTGGAAGTGCAAAGCGATTAAACTCAACGACCGGCGATTTAATATCGATTTCGTTGCGTATCGTGTTACAGAGGGTTTCGGCGTTGTCCCTGACAAAGAACGCAAGAATCGAATTCGAAACACTGCTGGTGGCGTTTATATTGAAGTGCGCTGTCGAAATAATAAGAAAGACGATTTCCCCACAATGATGCTTGCTGAAAAAAAATGGATAGAGCTTAAAAACTATTCAACGTTGCAGAGCCCTGCGATTTTTTTAGTGAGCTGGCGAGACTGCATCGGTTATGTCAAATATGACGATCATTTAGAGGTTAAGCGTGAATGGGGCGGGCGCAACCAGATGCGCGACAACGAAGACGTTGAGCCCATGGTTCATATCCCGATATCGAGTTTCAAAATACTCACAACAATTTAAAGTGGTTGACAATACTTCCGATGGGGGTATTCTCCGTGTATCGCTGAGCGCGGCGTTACATTAATAGGGGTTTGAATATGACGTACATCGAAATGGCACAGAATTCTCTGGTCGAAGATTTGGCTCACATTGTTAAATACGATCGCAAGGCGGATGCTGCAAAAGCTGCTCACAAGATTATCTGCGAGCATGTCCGCGCGTCCGGTCAGGATCCCAAGTGGGAAGTCATGATCAAGAACCCCGAAGAGACTTTGGAGCATATTGGCTCAAAGAACTGGTGGGTTTGTTGGGAGTGCGGTCCAACGTCGTGGGGTGTCGAAGCATCCATGTCTTTGGTGATGAAGAATGAGCATTGGTACTGCGAAACGTATTGGGGTTTTGACCTGATATTTTGTGATTCCTAATACTACCTAAAGTAGTTGACATTACTTCCAATGGGAGTATTCTAGACATATGACAAATACGGAGGGCACCCAAATGTCATATGCAAATTCTTCAGATCCTTTCGCGGGCATTCCTGATTTCGATCAGGATCGCCCATCTACTGCTATGCCTGAGTATGCGAATGCAGGTCACGCGTTCCAAGCTGGCGAGACCAAGCTTGATGATCAGTTGTTCGAGTGCGAGCAGTGCAATGGCAAGGGCACTAAGCGTATCGGTTACGTCAATATTCGCGATGTTGAGTGTTTGTACTGTCACGGTACTGGCAAGCGCAAGACGTCTGCTGAGTACCGCGCAAAGCTGCGGACGACTCGCAAAGCTAATGAGCAGAAGCGGGCCGCTGAGAAGTCTGGCAAGTTTCAGCAGTGGTTGGCGACAACAACTGAAGAGCAACGTGCCGCGATCAAGTGGTTGCGTGATCAGGTTGCTTACAGCACGTTCTACGGTCAGTCTGATTTCTCTCGGAGCATGATCGAGAAAGTTGATAGCCGTGAGATTCTCACTGAGAACATGATCAACGCTATCACCTCGATGCACACCAAGGCTCTTGCCAAGCAAGCACAGCGCGAAGCTGACAAGCAGGCAGAGATGGTTGCCGGTTCAGTGTCTGATAAGTTCGCAGAGTTGTTTGCGGCGTTTGCCAAGGCGCATGAAGCGATCGCGCGTCCTATCTTCCGCGTTGAGCACATCAAAGTGTCTCGCGCTCCAGATCACGGCACTAACGCCGGTTGTTTGTACGTTAAGTCAACCCATGACGACTATCTTGGAAAGATCACTCCGAGTGGTCAGTTCAAGGGAAAAGCGACTGAAGATCAGCGCCAGTCGATCGACGCGTTGTCGGCAGACCCTTATAACGCAGTAATCAAGTACGGTCGTGACAAGGGTCAGTGTGGTTGTTGCGGTAAGGAGTTGACTAAGAAGCAGTCTATCGAAGACGGCATCGGACCAATTTGTAAGGACAAGTGGGGCTTTTAAGCCCCGCTGACTAAGAGGGCACAATAATGAGTAAATTTACACAGCATCGTTCGGAATCGACATCTGCAATCTGGCACGAGGGCGAAAAGTTTTCAGTCTGGTCGACCTTGATTGACGGCAGGTACGTTCCGTATTTTTTTGAGCACAACGACTATGGTGACGGGTATGCCGGTAGTTTGTTGTTCGATGACGCCAACAATCCAAAGTCGTTGACTGACTACGATGGCATCACGGGCTATCTCCCTGATGAAGTTGTCGAGATGGTTGTTTGGAATGGTTTCACCGTTGACGACCAGTTTCGCAATGAGCGTATTCGTGGTGTTGAGCTTGAAGTGCAGGAAGTTATGTCATGAATATTCCTAAGATCCGCGTTAATGTGTCGCAATCAGATGATCCACAGGACGCTCGCATTGAAGATGTGACGGCGTTGTTCATGCTGGACTATTCAGAGTCGTTCAGAGAAGAGGTCAAAGTGCGGTTTGTTGAAGACTTGTTGAGCGGTGGTGTATGTCTCGGAGACAGTACTTTGACGCTGCAGGATTTAATCAATCAAGCTGCCGATGATGTTTTAGCGAAGTTCGTGGCTGCGCATCCACAGAGATACGAGCAAGATGCTATTCAAATTTGGAACGACAGCGAAAAAGAGTTAGAGGTCGACATTCCTGACGTCATGAATTTTTACTAAATGAATTAACCACTAAAAGTTGTTGAGTATCCGACTGCAAGTAGTTATATTTGTGATATTGATGGCCGTAGTCTGTAATACAGGGTGCGGCTTTTCTTATTGCAGAGCGAAATTGAATTCTCCTTCATGGACTCAGTTGCCTACCCTATGAGACTAATTGATACGCAGAATCAATCGCTTGGCCGAACTAATTCTGGAGTTTCGTATGGCTAGGGTAAATGATCGAGAACGGCGAATGCGCCAAGATGTGCGCGATAAGATACAGGCGTCCACCCATTTAAATGCGATTAACGCGATTTTGAATGATGAAGGGATTACCCCTGACATGGTCGCTGTTAAGAAGATGAAATTAGATGGTCACTTCAAAATACTCGATAAGGTATTACCAAACCTAAAACAGGTTGATATCAATGGTGAAGTGAACCACACAAACCATGAAGACTCGTTAGACGATCTTGAATGATCGCGAACGGCGGATTAGGCAAAAGCTCAAAGACGATTTCGGACACTACGCCAGTCGATGTTTAAGAATCAGATCGAAGAATGGGAGTGTCGTCCCGTTTGTACTGAATGAAGCACAACAGTTCATTCTCACAGAGTGCATGCGGCAGAAAGAAGAACGAGGTCGAGTCCGCAAAATTCTGTTGAAGGGACGGCAGCAGGGTGCGTCGACTCTTCTCGAAGGGCTTGCTTACCACTTCACAACGCATCGTAAAGGTTCGACAGCGTTTGTGTTGGCTCATGAAGAGGCGTCGTCTCAAGCGCTGTTTGATATGACCAAGAGGTATCATGAGCACTGTCCCCAATTGGTTAAGCCAGAGACATCGAATTCGAACGCAAAGGAACTCAGGTTCAGTCGTCTTGATTCAGTGTTCAAACTCGGCACGGCTGGCAACAAACAGATTGGGCGGGGAAACACGATCCAGTTTCTGCACGCCTCAGAGGTCGCGTTTTGGCCTCAAGGCGGTTATGACCTATTGGCCGGCGTATTGCAGGCAGTACCGCCACAGGACGACACATGGGTGGTTCTCGAATCAACCGCGAACGGTGTCGGTGGTTCGTTCTATGACTCTTGGCAGGCGGCTAGCCAAGGTCAGGGTGAATACGAGCCGATCTTTGTGCCTTGGTACTGGCAAGACGAATATCGACTTTCTGATCCGCAATTTGAAGCTAGTGCGGAAGAGCGTGAGATTGCAAAGCGTTTTGGTCTCGATGACGAACAGCTCGCTTGGAGACGCGCAAAAATCTTTGAGCTCAAAAGCGAAGATCTTTTCCGTCAGGAATATCCGCTCTTTGCCGAGGAGGCGTTCATCTTCTCGGGTCGGCCAGTTTTCTTGCCGGCTTTGGTCGAAAGCTTGGAAGACAAAACGGAAAAACCTACGCGTTATCGCATTACGTCAGAGGGTGATTTCGAACAGGATGAAAGTGGCGAGCTGAGAGTTTGGGCTCCACCAAATAGTGAGCGCAGATATGTAATTGGAGGCGACGTTGCAGAAGGACTTTCACACGGAGACTATTCGGTTCTACAAGTTTTGGACGATCGTGGGTCGCTCGTGGCGTCGTGGCATGGACACATTCCTCCAGACGAACTCGGACGTATTTCGGGCTTTCTCGGAAAAAGATATCGACAGGCTTACATCGGTATTGAAAGAAACAACCACGGGCTCACGACTCTCACTGCGTTACGCGATGGCGGCTATCAGCCGCTTCATGTTGAAGAGGTCATGGATCGGACGTCTGAAGGCCGACAAAACCAACGACTAGGTTGGCTGACAACAGCTCGATCAAAACCATTGATCATTGATCGGCTTAGCGCAGCGATCCGAGACGATGATATTCAGATCAAAGATGCAAGCACGATTCAAGAATTGAAAACTTATGTCGTCGAAGACAACGGCTCAACCAATGCGTTGGCCGGCTGTCATGACGATCGGGTGATGGCATTAGCCATTGCATGGGAAATGTTGCGGCACTTACCAAAACGGCATTCATTTGAAAGCCGAAAATTCACACCGGCAGGCAGAGCAGGGTATTAAATGCAAGAGATTCCACAATACGAAACTCCGGAAATCGGCGCGTATGAATACGAAGATGCTGCAGAGCTTCCGTCGACTGTCGACTCACTGGGCTCTGCGCTACAAGATCGTTTTCAGGAATATAAGCTTCAGCGTGAAGACATTGAGGATGATTGGCTGGAAGACCTGCGTGCCTTTAACGGTGAATATTCGAATGATGTGCAGAAGGCGTTGCAGGAAAACCCAAATCGGTCGCGAGTATTTGTTGGTCTGACGCGCACTAAAGTGATGGCAGCGTATTCACGTCTTGTCGACCTGATGTTTCAGCCGAACGACAACTTTTGGACAATTACGCCGACGCCAGTTCCGACTCTTGATCTTGAAAAAGAAATGGCGATTAAGAAAAAGGCAACGCAAGAGATCGTGCAGATTGCCAATGGTGACATGGCAGTTGCCAATCAGTTGATGCCTGAGCTCACAGAGCGAATGGATGAATTGAAGGATGAAGTCCGCGCTGAAATTAACGCATCGGCAGAGCGTGCAGCCGAGAAGATGACGGAAGTCATTGAAGATTATATGGTCGAGCAGAACGTTGAAGGCGAAGTGAAATCTTTGCTGCTGGAGATGTGTTTGTTCGGCAGTGGCGTGATGAAGGGTGCTGTCATGCACATTAAGCGCCAAGAGCGTTGGGGTCAGGCTGAGAATGGCTGGATGCACATGACGGAAGAAACGCCATGTCCGCATTCAGAGTTCGTCTCGATCTTTGATTTCTACCCAGACCCATACGCGACATCGATTAAAGATTGTCAGGGCGTTTTTCAGCGGCATACGTTGACCCGTCAGCAGCTGCGTGATCTGCACAAAGATAATCCGCGTTTCTCGCAGGACGTCATTGAAACATTGATCAGAACTTATGAGACCGGCAATCACACGTTATTAGAACATGAGATTGAGCGTAGACGCTTGGCCGGCATCGATACAGATCCCGAGTCAGGTCGGTTCGAGGTGCTTGAGTATTGGGGAGTTGTTGACGGCGACATGCTTGAGCAGGCTGGCGTGCAGATGGAAGACCCAACTATGGAGTATTACGCTCAGGTCTGGGTATGTGAAGGTCGGGTGTTGATGGCTCGTCTTAACCCATACAACTCTGTCCAACAGATTCCTTACCAAGCTGTACCGTTTGAGCGAGTCCCGCACCGTTTTTGGGGTGTTGGCATTGCTCGCATGATGCGCGACTCACAAGAGACGTTAAATGCTGCTGTGCGGATGTACATCGATAACTCTGCGTTAGCATCAACGCCACAGGTTGAGGTCAACCTTGATCTGCTGACCGAGGGTGAGGATCCAACGGATCTAGCTCCATGGAAGACATGGTTGCGATCAGGTGGCGACCCTTCACAGCCCTTGCTGAGGTTCTATCAG